CGTTTTCAGACAACTCTTCACCCGGTGCAGCCAAAGGCACACCAAGTTTCTTTTCTATCTGACTACGGTACTCAAAAGCCATATGCTCCGCTATATGCGCTTGCAGCGATCCCATAATACGCTGGGCCGCTGGGTTCTGCCCTATAGTCGCAGCAATTTGTGGGTCTTGCATAAACGCTTGGTGCGCGGTCATGTGCGCTTTATGGTCTTGGTAGATAAACGCCTTAATTGGTTTGCCAACCATAGCATCCATGTTTTCGCTTACCGGATCAGAAGGTTTGATGTCTTCTGTTGTCGGTACAAGTTTGTCGGCGTTTTTAACACCAAGAACTTCAATCATCTGGCGGTGTAGCTGTGGAAGGTCGTATATCTGTGGAGCACTTTGTGCCATTTGTAGGACAGCTTGGTACTGAACTACACGTTGCGCCATTGTGCTGCTGTTAGGATCACTAACTGGAATTACTTCTACTACAGCGTAGTCTGCTTGTTTAGCACGCGGCTCGCCGCGATCAGGTACATACGTATACTCTTCTGGAGCATACTCGGCAATGATGGCACGAAGTAATTTAAACTCCTGCTTCATTGAATAGTGCACACGAGACTGGACAGCAGCCATTGGCTTCAGCGTTCTTTCTAACAGCGCTAGGGTAGTCCCTACTGGCGCGTTAGCACTCATATCACTGATATTCATGTCTGAGATTGCTCCCAGACGACGACCTTCTTCAGTAATCTGGTTTAACAACGCCAGTAGGGTCTGGGAAGGTTCTTTGTACGGCAGTGGCATGATGTTTTCTCGGATCGAACCACTAGGTACGTCCACATCACGAAACTCACCCGGCATGATTGGGTCATCAGTGCCTTTGTTCATACGTAAGCCACGAGACTTTAAACCGCCGGGGAGGTTTGACAAAGTTCCCGCGTCAACAAGCTGGCGAATCAAAGAAGTACCAGCTTTAGCATACCCACCTATTATGTGGATCAAGCCAAGGCCATAGAACCCGAAACCTGGAACATAATTGTAGTGGACAAAATGCTGGCGTTTTAAAGTCAGAGGATCATCTTCGTTCCAGTTACGGCGTATTGACAACACCGTTCCTCGGCTGCGTTCTATGGTGACAACGTACGGTTTAGCAATATCATCCTCATCGTCGTCAATTCCGTCGATAATGATGTCAGCATGTACTTCAAAAATAGTGTAGCGGTCGTCAAAGTTTAAAGAAGCTCCGTTTTCTTCTGCTTTCTTTTCCTCTATGTCCGTACGATACGGCTCAGGGTCTCCCAACTCTGCGTCTAGGTAAAACCCACTAACCTGTAGTTTCTTCAGATCATTCTTTGTCTTACGCATAATATGCGTAACACGTTCCGCTGTTTCTATGTTAGACGCGCCGTAAGGAACAATAACGTCTTCGGGAGGAATAAATATAGCGGCTTGGCGACCTAAGTTTGGGTCGAAGTAAACTTTCTTAAAGGCTGACCCCGCAAGACCCAAAGTGTACAGCAACCGCTCGTGCTCAGGGCGATACTCTGTCATTACTTCGGTAAGTTCGTAGTTCATGTCAGCCTTTACACGTAAGGCTGCATCTTCTTTTTCTCTGGTGACTTCACCTATAATTTTTGTTTTGACAGGCCCAGCAGCGGGGAAAGTTTCCGACATAGACTCAGCTTGGAACCTTATAGCTGCTTCAGCAAGCACAGTGCTGTACACACCGCAAGCATTAGGCCAAGGCTCAGAACGGTCTTCGTATTTAAACCCAAGGACTTCAAGTCCTTTTGTAAACGTATCAGACCAGTCTTTCCGGCTGGTTATGTCTGCTGACACATACTCAATAAGATCGTTTGAAAGTTCTTGCAGTTGTGCGTCGTCCAGATACTCAGCTAAGTTAGCGTCAAAAGGCGCGCTTTCTACGTCCTCATCTTCCATACCACCAAAGTTTATTTCAACGCTGCCGTCTTCAAGCTCGATTTCTATGGGGGCATCAGTAGCTATATCCATCTCTACCATAGCGTCTACGTCCAGACCCATATTTTCTTCTAAACCTTGGGGGGCTTGGTATACACTTCGTTCAATCGCCATCTTTTAGCTCCATCACGCCCCACTTTTTCAACGGGCAAGACGCTCTCTTTAGGAAAACTTTAGCGGGCATAAGACATCCGCACTCTTCGCATCTGTTTAACTTAGGTTTCAACTTAGGACACTTTTGACAGATTTGTAACCTTTTTATCGCTGCGTCCTTTACTTCGCTCGAAAATAGCGGTAAGTTTTTTAGAATCCAGTTCTTCGAAGTTGAATCCAGCATTAGTAGTATGCACCTCGCTTGTGACCCTTGAAGTACTTTTGAGGCTCTTCTTCGTCACTAGGTAGGCGTAAAAATCCACCCTGCCTAAAACGCATGAGCGCCATTATAGTGCTATCTACGTAGTCATCATGCTCCCCAGAGGGAAAACTTGCAACTTCGTCAATAACTTCCTCGGCCCAGCTTTTGCCAGGTGCCCATACTATACCAGACGCAAACATGTCTGAAATAGCATTAAGTCTAGCCATTTTGTTGTTCGGGTTGTTCGTAGTACCACGTACCGGGGTATATTCTTGCACCGGTATACCCATTGCGCGCAGCTCATAAATCAGTGGAGCACCGGATGCTTTCTTCTCCACAATCAGTGCATCCGGCGTATAAGCGTCATATTGCTCAAGTACTACTCGTTTCAGCGTAGGGAACTCCATTCTGTCCTTGTAAGCGTTCAGTAGTATCAAGCATGTCCTTGATACGCCATCAGCATCGGGGCGATAGAACACACCCCAAGTAGTACAAGCTGAATAGTCAGCGCGATTATTGGCTTCGAACGCCGTATCCCACGATTGGAGTATAAATTCACAGGGTGGAGGCTCCTCTTCTTCCCAAATCTGCCACCATTCACGCTTTACTACCGCAGATGTGTCCGATGTGGGGTTTTGTTGGTACTGAGCCATCCATTTTGAGTTAGGTAGCTCCTCTTTTAGCGCCGAAAGCTCTTCCAAGCTCCAAAACTGGGGCCATAGCGGGTTGCCAGACGGCATAAGCGCAGGAAACTCAATAACCTCCCACTCATCCCCGCCCCTTTGGGCGCTTGCTTTCATAACTTGGGCGGTCAAATCCCTTAGTGACCACCTAGTCATAACTACAATTATCGCTCCGCCCGGTTGTAAACGCTGACGAGGCCCAGAGGTGTACCACTCGTAGACCTTATCGTAGATTTCCGGGCTAGAATCAGCCAGTGCGGCCTCCTGTTCCGAGTGTGGATCGTCAATTATGAGCAAATCCGCGCCTTTACCGGTAACCGCACCGCCCACACCTATCGCAAAGTAGTCACCACCCTTACTCGTGTTCCACCGCCCAGCGGCTTTTGAGTCAGATGACAGGCTTAAGTTGGGAAAAATGTCATGGTACGCGTCGGAATCGACCAAATTTCTCACTTTTCTGCCGAAACCAACCGCCAACTCCGCTGTATGCGACGTTTGAATGACCTTTTTGTGGGGAAATTTACCCAAAAACCAAGCAGGAAGAAGGTAACTAGCAAACTCAGACTTAGTATGACGAGGAGGCATATTAATAATAAGCCGTTTACACTCACCGCGAGCCACTCGCTCGAACGCCTCAGCCATAATTTTATGGTGTCTGCCGCTGATAAACGTAGGCCACATCTGAGTAACGAACTCAATGAACTTCTCCTCGGCTAACTTTCGGGACTTAAGCTTCTCCAAGTGAGTAAGCTGGGCAAGAAGTTGCTCCTGCTCGGCTAGGGACAACAACGGTAACACTTTTGGAATATCTTGCAGAGTTATGTTGTCAAACGTCGTCGTCATCAGGGCTATCCTGTTGCGTAGGCACAAACACGCCAAACTCCTCGTCCAAGGATTCTTCTAGCGGCACGGTGTCTACCACAGTCGCATTCAGTAGGCGTTTGACCCGCGACTTAATTTCTTCCTCTAGTGCAGCCGGGTCTTTGTAGTTAATCGTGATCTCACTGCGTTCTGTAAAGATACCGATGTCGCTGTGTTTACCTAGTAGTTCCAAGGCTTTCAACTCAAAACGGGGGTCGCCGCAGTTAGCTATTTCCATTAACTTGTTAGTTATAGCAGCCCTGGCTTGAGCTGCGTCTAAAGCTAGTTGCGAGCCATACGTACGCAGGAAGGCTGCGGCGGCAAAGGCAGTATTAGGCTCAGAGAGGAGTTTCTTTTCTTGTTGACGGACAACCGTTTCAATCAGTTCTTTTTCGCGGTCTAGGTCAGCTTCGTCTAGATCAAGAGCAGCACCGAGTGCTTCTTGCAGTTCTACGGTATTCCCAGCAACCGCCAGTTCTTCCAACATGGTATCTGGCTTTTCGTCCCTTAAGTCGTAAGGGATAGGCTTGTCGTTAGACGGGTCGATGCTGACTTTAGGCATAGCTTTGCGGGTAGTTTAATACCGAATTTTGCTAAGTATATGATAAAGAATACAAAAGTAAATAGGGGGGTGGGGGTGCAAATCTCGTAGGTACCATTGACGGGGGGTCTCCGTGTAACGAGGGGGGTGGGTTGTGGGACAAAGTAATAGAAAAGTACAGGGGGTGGTATCGTTTGTGTGGTTTAGTAAACAAGGAGGGGGCTTGGCGACTTTGTTAGATTCGGGGTGTACCTACCCGGTACGGTGACCCTGCCCCCCTGGTTCCTAAGTTTTTGTTTTGAAAATTCCCAGGTATTACTTGGGCTTGCGTGATGGTTGACCAGGTGCGCCTTTGTTCCAGGCGAAAAAAAGCCCAGGGTTTACCTGGGCTTTGTCGGGATATTTAAATATTCCGATTTTACTTTTTACCGCTGAGGCTCTCCAGGTCTACGCCCAGGTCATCCTTCAATGCCTGGGTAATCTTCACGTTTGCGCTGGCGATTCCCTCGAATTGAGCGTGGTTCCTGATTGCTTCATCGTTGCTGGGGTTGTTCAGGGCTTTATACAGAACAACCAGGTCATCGGTTAACCTGGTGAATATGTCTTTATTTTTCTTGCCGTCACTGGTTGTTGTTACCTGGTCGTTGATCTCACCGTAGCGCAGCGCCCTTCCGTAATCCTTAACACGTTTAATAAACTGCGCTGGGTTGGAATGCCTGGCTTCTTTCAGCTGCTTAACAGTCTCCTTCCTGACTGGTTCCCAGGTCTTGTTCTCCTCACTGATCTCGCGGTAGACGCAATTAAACCAGTCAATGTCCGGCATCTGGGCGTTGAACATGTAGCCCAGGGAAATACACGATCCGCGCTCCATCGCTGCTGCCTTACCAATAGACTCGATTACTTCGTTTGCGGTAACGCCTTCCAACACTGGCGCGAGCTCGTCGCTGCTCAGCACGCCCTGCTTGCCGATTACGGCAATCTTGTCCATCACTGTTACTTCTTGGTTTTCCGCCAGGTCGGCCAGTGCCTTATTGATAGGGCGCAGCACGGGGTTGTGGTGTTTAACATTGGTGTTTGTCTTAGCCATTGGGCTTATCCTCGTTTGATCGGCTTGCCAGGGAGCCGGTTTATTTTTTGCTGGCGAAGCCATCTTATCAGTTTGTCCCACATTGTGAAAAAACAAGGCGATATATTTGCTGGTCAGAATATAACCAAGTTATAAGCTGCCCGACCGACCACCGCCGCCGCATGATAGTAGTGAGAGGGGCGGACGGCTGTAAGTATATGATTCGTATGGGTATCCGGTCTGGCTTTGGGATGATAGTAGATAGGGGGGCGGGCGGCGCAAAAAAAGGGAGGCCGAAGCCTCCCCCAAGCTCTTGGAGAGTCTACTCGTTGGATGCGTAGTCGTTGAGATTAACCTTCAAGTCTTCCTGAAGAATCTTCGTGACACTCACCAGTGCTTTACTAACCTTATCAAAGTCTGGGTCGTTGCGTATAGCGTCGTCGTTCTCCGGCCTGTTGCCAAACTTATACAGCGCCACAAGCTCCTCACAGAAACGAATATACGGTCTACGGTTCTTGCTACCGTCTGGCTTGCCCACTGTCTCACCGTGTATCTTGGCGTTGCACTCTCTCATGCGTTTGACGAATTGGTTGGCGTTGGAATAACCAGCTTCTTTCAGGGATTTTACCAGCTGACTCCGTACAGGCTCGTAGGCTTTGTTCTCGTCGCTGATCTCTCTGTAAGCGCATTTGTCCCAGCGAAAGCTCAGGGTCTGGTTAAACTTCAGAGTTGTGGCTAGTACAGCACCACGTTCAACACCAGCACTTTTACCCACCTGCTCCACAATGTCAGAGACACTAACCTTGCTAATTTCCTCGGTGAGCTTCTTGATGTTGCCCTTGCTGAAGTCAGTGACGGCGCCAAGGGTAGTAAGAGTTTCTGTTACGTTCATATGTATATCCTCGTTGTGGGGCTTGCCATTGCCCCGTTATTTTGATTTGGCTTCGCCAGTATACCAAACTGTCCCACATTGTGAAAAAACAAGGCGATATATTTTGTGGTCGCTTTATAACGCTGTTATAGGCTGTTCAACCCATCATGTCTGCCACATGATAGTAGTGAGAGGGGCGGGCGGCTTCAACGGGCGAACGGCTATGCATACCGTTACCCACTTTATAACAATGTTATATGCTGGCTAACGAAGGTAATCCTAATGAAATCAATAGCTTACCTAAGTACAACATGATAGTAATGAGAGGGGCGGGAGGCTTTTGTTACATTTTTGGGTGTATTGTTACATTTTGATTTCTAAAATATAACAAAACAATACGCTGTAACCCCATGTAATACAAAGTAATTCTTTGTAATGTTACGTTTTTGGCACTGTTACGAGGAAATTGACTACACTTCTTTACTTCGCCCCCCTCAGCATATGTAGGCATAGTCGTGGTTACAAAACCCAAGTATGTATATATATATCTATTTTTTCATAACATTATAACATTACACCTATTTTTATCCCGCAAAGCCGCGTATTTACTGGGCTTTATAATGTTATAAATAATGTTACATTTTCTCCTAATGTTACGTTTTTTTATAACATTACCACTCGCAACCTGCGGCACTGCTCCCCAGATCGTTTTGTCTGCTTAGCACATTGTGGTATAATATGCTCTACGGTTGGAAATTTACACACCGTTAGCGTTTACGGAGCCGTTATACCGTAGACAACATATAACAATGTTATAGCGAGGACACAACATGAGTAAGATAAAACAGCTAGTATCAGAAAAGCCTTGTACCTACTGCAATATGCTGTACCCGGCAGAGCGAGCCAAGGTGTTCCCCTACTGCCTATCATGCGCAACCACCTACAAGCTCGATGCAAAGAATGAGTTGCCGATCATCAGTCTAGGCAAGATGGCGTACCAAGCGTACAGCCACGAAGCCGCGATAGACATAGTGAAACAAACAAACCCAAAGCGCACCATCTAATCCACAACATATAACCATGTTATAGCGAGGACACAACATGAACTGGGACTACGACAATTCCGAATGGAAAGCCACTAAACCTTGGTGGCACAAACCACTTTGCATTCTGGCTATTGTAGCAGGTGCAATATCCCTAGCCGTCATTGTATGGCTGTTAACCGTAATGCTCTTTGTTATCTGAGGAGGAGGAGAACCAGGAACGATGTAGCAACAAATCTACTGCATGAGCTAATCCTCACAAAGCACGCTCATGAACAGGCAATGCACGAGTTAGAGAAAAAAATGGATAGGGCACTTGAGTGTGCAAGAGATGCGAGAGT